TTCAAAAAACACCTTTTGAATGGAAAGAGGGCGATATGCACAAAGAAGTAGAATTACCACTCATTGTAAGTCACGTAGTGGATAAAAGCATTTAATTATTATGGAAAAAGAAACGTTTATGTTTGTAGAAGACAACAAAGTCGCCGAACCTGCTACCATTTGTGGGCTATCGGCAGCCGAAATACAAACCCTTAAAGAGGAACACGGCGAGCTGGTACTGGTAGAAGTATCGGCAGAAGGTAAAACACACCAAGTAATTTTCAAAGAGCCTACTTTTAAGCACTTAGAAGCTATTACCAAAATTTCCAAAACAGATGAAGTAAAAGCTGCGCAGGCTGCCTATATCAATTATGTAGTAAAAGCCGACGAAGCCATTGAAAAGCGTGATTTGCTCAAACTCAAAGCTGTAGAAGCCCTAATGGTGAGGGTACAAAACACCAAGGCAACCGCAAAAAACTTATAGGCTCACTACAATGTGAGCCCAGTGAGAAAGAAGAGTGGAAAGCTGAGGCACTGATTCGTGCTAACTTTGGGGTAGACCCCGAAAGTCTGCAAGCCAGTCAGTGGTGTAAGCTCTATGCCCAAGCAATGTGGTTAGAGCACTGGCGTATGCAAAACCAAGCCGAATTATTTAAGGTGCTTATGGGTGGGTAACTACTTTTTGTGTAGTTGTAGGGCAGGAAAGCCGTAGTGAAGCAAACCGCAAGCGGTAAACACTATGAGCATTAGGCAAGCCCAAGCCCCTCCAAACCCAAATATCCATTGGGTAAAACAACTTCCTAAAAAAGTAATGAATGATAGGCAATAAACGAACCAAAAGAGTGCTTTCATAATACAAGACGTTTTACACGGCAAAGATACAAAAAAAGATGAATAATACTTTCAATTATGGAATAAATTTTAATGTAGCAGGCGACAGCCAAGTATCTGCCGTATTTGTTAACTTGTTTAGGAATATGGAAGTACTGCAAGCAGAGGTTACCCAAATCAACCAAAGTCTGCATACTTTTTCAGAAAACACTACCAATGCTATTGAAAATGTAGGGCGAACGGTAAGAGAAAACTCAAGTACCTCCTTGATGACGTTTAAAACCTTTCTTGAGCTCACGGATAGGGTAGCGTCTTCAGTGAGCAATCTATATGCTCCTGGTGTTGCCTTAGAGAAGAACCTTGCCGAGCTTTCGGCTATTACAGGGGTAACGGGCGAGGGACTGAAAGCTATAGAAATGGCAGCACGTGATACTGCTAAAACCTTTGGTACTTCGGCAGTAGATAACGTGGAAGCCTATAAGATGATGCTTTCACAACTTAGCCCCAATATTGCCAAAAGTAGCGAGGCAATGAAGCTAATGGGCGAGAACGTGAATATCCTCTCCAAGCAAATGGGGGGCGATACCATAGCCGCTACTGATGTACTTAATACCTCGCTGAACCAGTTTGGGGTAAGTATGGAAGATCCTATCAAGGCGGCAAAGGTGATGACCGAGATGATGAATGTGATGTCTGCCGCTGCCCAGAATGGCTCGGCTGAACTACCTCAAATCAAACAAGCCTTGGAGCAGGTGGGTATGGTGGCTAAAACTACAGGACTCTCATTTGCTGAAACCAACGCCTATATTCAGCTATTAGACCAAGCGGGTAAGAAAGGTAGCGAAGGAGGGGTAGCCTTGCGCAACGTACTGACAACCCTTTCGGAAGGTCGCTTTACCTCCAAACTCGCTGCTGACGGACTGAAAGCAGCGGGCATTAGCACCGATTACTTAGCCGATAGCAGCATACCGCTACACGAACGCCTCAAGGCTTTGCGAAAAATACAAGGCGACACCGCTCTAATGACCAAGGTATTTGGTAAAGAGAATATGGCTGCTGCCATTGCCCTTATCAATACCGCCGATGAGGCTGAAGCGATGACGCAAAAGATAGAGGGAACGAACTCGGCAATAGAGCAAGCTGAAGTGATAATGGAAAGTACCGCCGAAAAGAACGCACGCCTTACCGCACAAGTGGAAGACTTTAAGATTTCTATTTTTAATGCTACAAGTGGTGTATTTGGTTATGCGGGAGCTATCAGTGATATGGTGCAACAAATGACGGGACTTGCCCCGTTGCTAATGGTAGTTTACAACGGTATTACCTTTCTAACCAATGCCGAAAAACGCGCCGCCTTATGGTCGGGTATTCTATCCGTAAAAACAGCCGTATGGGCAGGCGTTACCAAGGCAATGGCAGTAGCACAGGGCATACTGAATGCCGTAATGAATATGAACCCTATATTCCTCATCATTACGGGCGTTGCCTTACTTATCGGCTACATTGCTACAGCAATCACCTACTTTGACAGTTTTGGGAGTACAATGCTACTTCTCTTAGGACCAATAGGAGCTATCATCAGTGCCTTTATGATGATTAAACGACATTGGGATAGCATCGTCGAAGCCTTTAAATCAGAAGGTATTTTAGCAGGTTTTAAACGTATAGGCTTAGTGCTATTAGATGTAATAATGGCACCACTACAAAAGATATTAGGCTGGGTTGCAGAACTCACTGGTTGGGAGTGGGCGGCAAATGCTTCTGGAAGTGTAGAGGAGTTTCGCAAGAATATGGACTTAGTCTCTGATGAGGAAAAGGCAAACACCAAAAAAGAAGACGATAAACCTCAAGAAGTAACGGTAGTAGAAAACAAAGACAGCTTTGACCTTACCAAAAACAAACCTACTGTGCCTACCGTTGGGGGTGTGGCAGCTACCAAAACAATGAACAGCACAGGAGTGGGTGGCGACAAAGGAAAAAGTGAAAACAAAGTGCGTAACCTTACCATTGGCAAGATGATGGATAATTTTAACGTGTATATGAATAGCGAGAAGGGTATAGATAAGCAGCAGCTATTGCAAGCTGTTACCGAAATTCTCCGCACAGCAGCTGTAGATTTTGCCTCCTCAAATGATTGACGAATATGATACACTTTAACTTTCAACCCCAACCCGAAACGNNNAGCCTTTAGAGGTTAAGAAGTTTGACGGCGAGTTTGTCGCAACAAGCGACTTAGAAAATCGTCCTTGGCTCACCTCCTTGCGTATGAGTACCCACCACGAGGGAGAGCGTTACAGCTTATTGTTCCCCGAAGTGATTATCTCAATAACCCAACAGCGCAATATCGTTACTACTCCCCTGCAAGGGCGTGACGGCACGATTAA